TCAACGAGTGTATTCGCTTTGTTTGACGATATTCTCCAACACCTCCGCCGCCTTCTCATCCGCCGTCCTGATCGCATGCGAGTAGATGTTCGCTGTTGTCGAAGTTTGTGCATGCCCTGCTCGATAACTCACCGTCTTCAGCGGAATCCCTGATGCAAGCAAGAGCGTGATGTTCGTATGCCTCAAGGAGTGAATCGAAATCTGCGGCAAATCCGTACGCGAGATGAAATCGTGAAACCAACCGGTAATGCTGTCCGGGTGAACCGGTGTACCGTCATCCTGAGTAAAAATTCGGTCGCTGTCGACCCACCGGTCCCCCATCGCAATGCGCTTCTTCCGCTGCCATTTTCGATGCTCTTTCAATAGTTCGAACGCCTGTTCTGGCAACTTAATTGTGCGCACAGAAGAATCGGTTTTCGTGCCTTTCGTGAAGATGCCCATATCCGGTAGATACTGCGATGTCCGGCAAACCGTGATCATGTTGTTCTTGAAGTCGATGTCCTTCCATTCAAGTCCACATAATTCTCCGCGCCGTACACCGCTGAGCAGGAAGAATCGAATCATCACCTGATTCTGGTATGGTTCATTGTCCAGCAATCGCAGAAGCGTCGCGGTCTGCTCTTCATCAAGATACTTCGCTTCTTTGCGCTCGAACTTGGGCGGTTTCACACGTCGTGAAGGATTGTCAGGAATCACCTGCCAGAACACCGCTTGATTGAGAATTGACGAGATTAGCCGGTGATGGTGGTTGATCGTCTTCCCCGCCAGCTGATGCACCGGTTTTGTCGATTCAATGCCTTCCTCGAAGGAAATTCCAAGTATGTCGCAGGCAGCCTGCGCAATGCGAACGTCAACACCCTGTCCCCGAATCAGGCGGTACATCGTATTCACATGGCACTCCGCTTCATCCGCCAGTGCCTGTCGCGTCATGCCGGATTTTTGAAACATAGAAAGCAAGCGGGGCGTCGCCTTAAACGACACCCCGCTTTGATTTTTCGTATTCTGTAGACTAGCGTAGAACGCCATCAGATGATGTGGTTGCAGCTTGTCCAGCCGGATATACCCGATCGCCGGGAGGATGCGTCTGAGCAGTTCCTCATATCGAACGAGCGTCTTGGGCGCAAGATTCGGCTCAGCGTAATCGCGTTTCCAACGCTCGACGAATTCTGCAAACGTCACATGCCCATCCAGCACCTGACCCGTGCGCACCCTGCGTTCGAACAGCACCGCTTGTGTGTTCAGCGCTTCCTTAATCTGCCGCTTGGTCATGCCGGGATCGGGTCTCCATGTCATGGTTTTGCGCTTTTGCCGTCCATCAAGGCCGTACCCCTCGCTGACCATGATCATGTAGCCACCGTTTCGTTCCAGTATGGTTGCCATTTTGCATCCTCCCTTCGTTTCGTAGTCTGTATATTCGCTCAGGTCGAACCGACTATCAAGTCTTATTTTTGATGTTTACGAAGAAATATCAGGCGTTGCCCTGAGCAACTTTTCTCAGGTGCTCAATGAGTAAATCAACATCGACCAGATATTTCTTGCCGCACTTCATGCGCGGTACTGCGCCCGAAACGATCAAGCATCGCACATAGTTGGCAGAGATCGCTGTTTTTGGATCCGCTTCCTTGATGCAGGCATACGCTTCCGTCAAGGTTCTCATCCGCGGTAAACGGAGAACCGCTCCATGTTCCTCCATGGACTAATCCTCCTTCATTTGACCAATCAGATGCTCCGCCGTACCTGTAATGAGCGCGGAGATATCCACCTGCGCGGCGGTCAAAACATCCATCGCGGATGCGGACAGCTTCGCGGTGGTCTTCTCGAAGAGCAGTTGTCCAAGCTTTGCGATCTCATCCGTAGTCAGTTTACCGTCCTTGCTCGCGGCCTTCATGCCATCAACCACAGTTTGTTTGAGCTCACCGACTGTGATTTGTGCGAGCTTAATCAGCTCCTGCTGCGCATGGTTCACGGTGTCCAGTTGCGTTGCCTTGCCAAGCTTCGCGGTCAGCCATGCACCAAACACGCCGATCAGGGCAATAAAAAATGCCGCTGCAATGTTCACGGCATTCTCTATCAGGATTTGGGCGACGGTAGCGTCTGTGTTTCCGCCGGTGTCCGCCAGCGCGACGACGGGCAGCGTGAGCAACAGGAACGCGAGTAGTACCAGAATCAGTTTCTTTTTCATTTTGTTTTCTCCTTTTTTAGATAGATGTAGCCTGCTCCGAAGCAAGCTCGTGGACAAAATCTTCGTATTCCTCTTGCGCGGTCTTCGCTTTGTCCCGCGCGGTCTTCATTTCGCCGTTTGTTTCGCCACGCTCCACGGCGATACAAGTCGCCAACGAAAGCGATAGGCTCGCATCCTGCATCTTCATGGCGAGCTTTGATTCCTTTGCGCGAATAGCGGCGCGTTTCTCCGTCTGTTTTCGGTCGCGTGTCATACGCACCTGCAGCCAAACGACTAGCAACGCGAACACGCCCGATATGATCTCACCGATGTATTCCATATCCGCTCCTCTCCGTTTTATTTATATAGAAGCTTGCAGCGGCCGCACTTATGCCAATACCCGCTGCCGCCTTGATTGATTCCCTCCACAACGACACCTACGTCACGCCCTTTCGCGTGGATGACCATGCCACGGCCCAGATAAAGCCCCACATGCGTTTCATCGCTGGCATTCGTCGTGCTGTTTCGGAACAGGAAATCACCGGCGATCAGTTCATTGCGCGCGACCACGTCACACAGCGCCCAAAGTCCATCGCAGTTCTTTCGATCGTCCCAAATGCCCGTCTCACGCATGAGCCAGGAAAGAAAGCCAGAGCAGTCATGTGCCATGAGGTCGGCGAATCCAGCTTTATACTGACTTTCGCGAAACGTGATCGCGCGCGCGAACTCGTCGTCCATTACCTTGATCTTGGCGTCAGAAAGATCGGTTAAAGCGGAAGCGCCCCAAACATACAGGTCGCCAATCCTTGTCAGCGCCAACGCACAGATCGCTTTCGCCTTATCTGCTACTGCCGGTTTCGTGATCGGCTCCGTCTCCGTAATCGTGCCGTCAATCAGAGCCGCCCACGTTTCTTTCCCAATCACTCCATCGACAGTCAGCGCAGCTTGTGCCTGAAACCGTCTCACGGCTTCCAACGTGTCTGCGCCGAACGTCTTCCTCGACACCGTTGTAATATGATCGCCATAGAACCCAAGCTCTAGGAGCTTTTGTTTACAAAAAAGCACGTCCTCGCCGGACGTACCTTTTTTCAAATTGCGCGTAAATTCCATTCGGTTACTCCTATTATTAATTTCCTTATCTGTAATGGTTTTGAGTTGCTCTATTCATAAATGTCTGTTATGGTAAACATGTGTGACTTGCATGGCCTTAACGCGTTGAACTTTTCTTTCCTCCCTTCATTCAGCACTTTGGCCCTGCAATACTAAGGGCGCTTCGTGAGAAGCGCCCTAGCCATACATTTGATCGAGTGATTTTTGCAACAATCTAAAGGCTTTTTATGTCTAAAAATGCAATTACATTTTGAATCTGTTATAATGAAAGCATCAAACGTGGAGGTGAAAAAGATGGCAACAGTCGAACAATTGGTAAAACAGTATGAGACCGACAAAGCCCTGCAAGCCGAAGTAGCAGCTATTGTTGCGGACGGCAAGGTATCCATGATGGAATTCCTGTCGTTTGCAAAAAAGCATGATGTCGCAATTTCACTTGAAGACCTTCCCAAGTACCTCGAACAAGCGAAAAAACTCGGATTCATGTAATACGCATTCATCCATGAAGCCCGGCTATATGCCGGGCTTTATGCTGTCCTTTTCCAGAAATAACAAGTGATGTAGGGCTGCAGGTTGTTGTGCGCTGCGCCGCTGCCGTTACTGCCAACCGAGCCAGAAACGGAACCCGTATGGTCATGCGACCCGCCGGAACCAGTCGTCTGTCCGCTGGTGCTTCCGCCGTTGGTCATATAGTAATAGGTAGAGCCGGAACCGCTTCCGACCTTATACGATCCCGCCGACGCTTGGTGGGTATGCGCGCCATTGGTGTTCACCGTCACGGAGCCGCTGAACGAGTGATTATGTGACGGCAACTCCGCTGTCGCAAGTGTATGCGTGTTCGTACCACCTGTCTTCTCCACCGAGTTGAAGTTCGTGTCGGACGTGTTCACGCCCACCGGCACGCGGCCCGTTCCCCAGCGTACCCAAGTGCCGCCCAGAAACGTGCTTTCATCCGCGGCCGATACCGTCATGCGAATGCTTCCTACCGGGAAGATCAGGTTCGCCAGCCACATGACGCTTGAAAACGTTACTGCATCGTCAAACTGCACGTTCTCGCGAAACCGCGCCGGCCAGCCAACATCGAAGCTGTCCTCCTCGGCGACCTTACCGACCGCCAATCCCATACCGGTGCTGCGCACGGAAAGGATGACTTCCGCCGTACTCAGGTCAATATATCCGTATGCTTCACTGAAATAGTCGCCGAGCGTTACGCGAATGTCGTAGGTATACTGATTCGAGAGGCTTCCGCCGATGCGATAACTGCCATTGACAGCATACGTGGGCAGCGTGAACGTCGTATCCGTGTAGTACGTTTCGCTTTTGCGCTTATACCCAATTTTGAGTACACGCGTATTTTTGTTGTTCACAGAGGAGATCGCACCTGCGACCGCGACCATGGCGTATGTTCCCGTGTTGCTGGCGTTTCCCACAGCGTCGCACCGAAAGACTGAAACGGTCTGCACCGAGGGCGAGTCATATGCCACAACCTCAAAAGTTCCAGTCAGCACCGTCGTTCGTCCCCGGCTATCCGTGATCATCGTGCGTATCGTGTTCGATCCGACTGTTGCTAGTTCGTTCGTTGTGAAAGAGCTACCCGAGTACGTTGCTCCGTTTACCGTGGTCGAAATCGACGAGATGGACGAACCGTAGACACCGGAAGCAGAAATACTGACGCTTAATTTGCTCTTTCGCTGAACAAAGCACCCGAATAGCGTCGCCAATTCTCCCTCCGCCTCGGAGAACCAGATCGACCCCGCTGGCGCAACGGAAGTGGGAATCGCTGCGGTAATGCTGACCTGTGTCGTGCCAAGAAGAACACCGTCGGAGTAGGTATCGCAATACAACGTTCCCGCTACGCTCGTCGCATTCGGCGCAGTGTTGGCTTCGTCCAATGAAGGTGTCCACGAAATGTTTGTTGCAGCGGTTAGCGCCGCGATCGTTGTCTCCGCGCGCGAGCCAAACTTCGCACGCAGCGTGTGTAAGAACGCGCTCGATGCGGGTGTCAGCGAAATCGTCGACGCGCTGCCGAGCGTCACGGCTGAGTTGATGGGCGTCGTAATGCGCGGGATCGCCGGCAACGATAGGACAACGCTGCCGTTTGCCGTTCCAATCGATGCGGAGTAGGTGCAATTCGCTGTAAAAGCCAAGGTGATCTGCTTTGTTCCATCCGAGTTGTGGGGGACCGTGCATTCTCCATATGCTTCGCTCTCTGTGCTCGCGTTATCGGTTAGGATCATGAGGTATTGGTAGCCCAGCGCCGTATCATATGGCTCCTGATACTGCGTAATATACTCGTTGCGGTAAGGAATCCGCGAGATCGCGAAGCCTCTCCCGATACGGTTGTACACGGAGCTTCCATCGACCGATACGCTCATCGCGCCGCGCGCATTTGAATCGATGTTATTGCAATAGACATCGAACTGCGAGGTGTTGCCCGAGGTCGCCAGAAACACATAGAATCGGATGGTAGACGTGTTGTTAGCAACAGACTGCGAAACGATCTTGTATTCCAGCCAACAGGAAACCTTGCTTGCCGCGGTTCCAGAAAGAGAACCGTTGACGATCGTGTATCCGTCATGAATCGACTCATAAGGCCAATTTGCCATTGTCTCACCCCGCGATCTTTTTAAAGTTCAAATTGCCGCTCTCGGGCACCCATGCATATCCGCCGATTCGCAGCGAAGAAAGCACCTGCACGTCGTTGACGTACAGCTTGCCGGAAGAGAAATAGGCGATCGCGCTATCGGTGGTAACGCTATCCTCGCTGCCGGAGAAGAAATAAAGCACATCGTTTTCCAGCTTCAGCTTGATTGCGGACGTGCTCTTTCCGATCACAATGCCGGATGAAATCAACCGAATGAAACTGCGCACCGACTCGAACTGCTGCGACGTTTCACCGTTCAGTGTTGAAATGCGGCTTGCCGTCTCAGTAAAGTTCGCTTCGATCGTCCCCGCCATAATGGAGAATGAGGTCTGAACCGTATTCTGCAGCGCGTTGAAATCCTGCGTCCGGACATAGTCTTCCAGAGCGGTCATGATAATCTGCTGCGCGGATTGCAGGATCGAGGTGTTCTGGGACATCTGCTCCTGCACGATTTCCTTGATCTCTCCGTGCGTCGTGTAGTCCGCCTCGATCGTTTCGATACGGTTCTTCACCGAAGCATTCTGTCGGATCTCCTCCCCGATCAAAGACGGGCGTGAGTCCCCAAGCACTATGCCGGTGCTCGCTGGATTGTTCAGCGGAATCGTCAACTCGGACAGTACATACATCTCTTCCGGGCAGAGCGTGCCGCAGGAGAAGATCACTTTATCCAAGAATTGGAAAGATTCGACGTTCGCATCGGCATTGTGCAGGTCGACCGCCGAGAGCTTGATTGTCTGTTTGAACCGCGCGCCGGATCCGCTCAGCCAGTCGCGACCTCGGTTCATGAGGATCGTCGCGTCGGAAACATCGTCCCATGTGGTCAGTCCAGATGGCGCAAAGATAACGCCGTAATCAGCCGAAAGTACAGAATCGATCTGGTAATCCCGCCCTTCGTTCACGCTCGTGATCGTCAGCCGCGCGTCGCTTTCCGATTCCGGATCGATATCCCGCAGCGCCGCGCCAAGCGGAATGCAAGCAGTATAGGTTTCAGAAGCGTTCTTACTCAAAACGAGGTCGATCAGGTTTTCACCAAACTCGATCCGCTGGGTCGATGTGTCCGGCACATCGGCGAGATAGTCCAAGATCGGATTTTCGTTTTCGTCAAATCTGACGATCAGGTAACCGCCGAGTGTATCAAGCAGACTGGTTTTCAGGACCTGCCACGCCGAAAGGTAATCCTTCGTCGCAATGCTGACCGAACCAGTAAGATCGCAGTTCCCTAAACCAAGCCGCTGATTCACGTTCACCTGCGAGTTGTGCTGGGTCAGGAGATATTCCCAAGCATCCGCCGCTGTACCATCCATGACAAACGGTCGAAGAATACTGTCCAGTAAAAATGCCAATATCCCTTCTGCCATCACCTTGCGGTTTTCGTACAGATCCCGTTCGTCTTCGATCGCACGACCAATCCAGATCAGGGTATCGTCCCGATAGACCTTGATACGGCTTTTGAGCTTTTCCAGCACGCCATAGTGCGGGTGCTCCTTGGGAATCGTGAACGTCAGCTCACCCGGCTCGTTCTTTTTCTGCGTCAGCGTTGGTTCCATAACGAACAGGTCTGGAAAGCGCGGGTCATGTATTACGTAGGAATCGCAGAGGATACGGTACATCAGAGCGCTCCTTTCCGGTAGGTGAACGTGATCGAGCCAGATCCTGTGATCTCAACTTCCGTATCGCCCTCCATGAGAACAAGCGAAGGCATGACATGAGATCCAGCAGCGAGGCTGATCGAATATGACACTCCTGCGATCGCGAACACAAGCGTCATCTCAGCGGATACGGCAATTGTCGGCACGACCGGCATGCGCGTGTTCGTCAGCGTCACAGTTGCGCTGCCCGTTGGAAGAACCGTGATCGCAGTCTCGAAGTGCTCCAGCTTGTATGGTTTCGCGCGGCATTTCAGCGATAGTTCGCAATATCCTGCGTGCCGTTCGACATCCTCAAGTGTAACCCGGGCATCATAGTAGTAGGTCGGGTCGCGATCAAAGATCACGTTCATGCGACGCCCGTGTGCATCCGCCGCGAATGTGGAGATCAGCGTGTCAAACGGCGCGCGGGTATATAGTGTCAACGGAATGATCCTGTCAGTGTAACGTACCGTACCAAACGCCTCCGAAAGGTCGAGCGCACCGTCGCGCCCTGGGATCTCCACGAAGCTCGTCTGCGGCTCCGGCATGGGGATGGCGTAGGGCGCGACGATCAGGCCGTAGTCCGCGTGCGCCCATTTCGTTCCGAATCGAATATCGCTCACACCAGCCGCTCCTTTCGCCTGCGAATCGCGCCGAGTGCGTCGTCCATAGCCGGCGCAAGCCAGCCGATCGTTGCCCCGGTGTCTGCGACCAGCTGCATCCCGGCAAGTTGCGGCAGATACCGCCGCACTTCACTGATCAGCACATCCAGCTTCTGAGACAGTAAGTCGCTCGTGCCACTGATACCAACGCTATTCGGTAGGTTCGTCAGAACATCGATCGCGCCTACGTTCACGCTGGTTGGAATCGCACTCTGAATCTGCTTGTTCACGTCCTCCATGGCATCCGTGAATCCAACGCCTACGCCTTGGCCCATGTTCTCGCCGATTCCGGCGAACACCTTGGAGGGCGACGCGATACCGAGCGCTTTCTTCGCGCTTTTCACGATGTTGGAGAAGAAATCACGCACTTTCGAAGCCAGCCAAGAAGCCATGCTCTTGATGCCTTCCCAAAGACCGCTGACGATGTTCTTGCCGATCTCTACTACGGAGGATACCGACGACCCGAAACCATTTAGAATTGCGGAAACGATTTGTGGTAATGCCGCGATCAGTTGCGGGAGAGCTTTGATCAGGCCAATCGAAAGCTGAACCGTAAATTCGATGCCCATAGCCATGAGGGTCGGGAGATTGTTCATGAAGAAGTTGATGATCCCCGTGATCAGCTTCGGCAGCGCTTCGATCAGCTTGGGCAGCGCGCGGATGATGCCCTCGGCTAAGCCTTTCACGATCGAAAACGCCGCATCCAGTATCTTGTCCATGTTGTCGAACAGTGTTTCGCAAATCAGGAGCACCGCCTCGATGATCGCGGGAATCAGCGTCGGAAGCGCATCGCCTATACCTTGTTCGAGCGATGCGACCATCTGAATCGCCGCCTCCACCAATGCTGGCAGCATGTCGACAATCCCCTGTGCGAGGGTGGTGATCAGCTGCACCGCACCGTCCGTAAACTGCGGAAGTGCCGTGATTATACCCTGCAGCAACGTCATTACGATGCCGGAAGCGGCGGTGATCAGCGTGGGTAGATTCGCCGACAAAGCACCGCCGATCGCGCTCACAATGCTCATACCAACCTGCACAAATTGCGGTAGGCTGCCAAGAATCAGGTTGGCGATTCCGCCGACCGTCTCTCCGAGCACGACGGTGATCTTGTCGAAATCACCACCCGCCTCGGCAAGCCCCGAGGTGAAATTGCCAAGTAGTGATACGCCGTCGTCCGCGAGCGTCTGCAGCTGCGGGAGCAGTACCGTGCCCATGACCCTCTGAGCCGCCTCCGAGCCTTGTTTTAGGCGCTGTACGGAATCATCGAACGCGCCGAATTTTGCGATTGTGTCCTCGCTCAGCACCGCGCCCATGCGCTTGGCTTCATCGGTCAGCGCCGCGATGCCCTCGCTGCCCTGTGCGATCAACGGATTGAGATCCTGCGCGCTCTTGCCAAAGAGCTGCATGGCCAGCGCGTCGCGCTCCGTTTCGTTCGACACCCGTCCGAGCGCGTCGATGGCGTCCCAGTAAACATCTTCGCTATCGCGAAGCGATCCGTCTGCATTGGTCACAGATACGCCTAGACGATCGTAAGCCTTGGCGAACTGCTCGCTCCCACCGGCGGCGCTAGACATGGATTTCACGTTCTTCGCCATGGAACCGGTCATGGTCTCCAGTGACACATCCACGAGGTCGGCGGCATAGGAATACGCCTGTAGCCGTTCCACGCTCATGCCAGTGATCGAACTCTGCGTCAGCATTTCATCCGCATACGCCGCCGTGTTAACGGTCATATCGATCAGCGCTTTGCCAGCGGCCACTGCCGCAGTACCGATTGCCAAGATAGCCGCGCCGAGCGCGACGCCGATGCCCTTCACAACCGAACCGAGCTTGTCGAATCGACCGCCAGCGTCATCCGCTTGATCGGCTGATTGCTTGATCTCGTCGCCGAATTCGTCCGCCTGCTTACCGGCAGAATTTAGCCCGCTCGCCGTGCTCTCCAGCGCGGTTTCGTTCGCGCCAAGCTCACGCTCCATACCGTTGAGAGCTGCTTTGGCGTTGTTGAGCTGAACCTGCCATGCCTGCGTGCGCTTATCGTTCTCCCCAAAAGAAGAAGCCGCGTTCTGCAACGCGGCTTCGAGGGTTTCGACCTTATCTTTTTGAGCGTCAATCTCTTTTCGCAGGACTTGGTTTCGGGAGGTCAGCGCGCCGACCGATTTGTCCTGTTTGTCGAACTGGGAGGTGACGAGGTTCATTTCGCTCCCGAGCACCTTAAACGAGTGGTTAATCTCGGAGAGAGCTTTCTTGAACTCTTTCTCGCCCTCTATCCCAATCTTGAGTCCGAAGTCGGACGACATTTCATCACCTCCATATGAGAAAATCGGCATAAAAAAGAACGACCCGACGGCCCTTTTGCTCACGTCTGTTTCAGAAGCCGCTAGTGATATATCGGCACATGGTTTTGCCTAATATTTGCAGTAACATCGTTTGAAGATATTTGCGGAAATTCAATGTGCGAATTTTCAAATTCACATTTAATATTGAATTTCATTCCTTATTGGTATATAATACTAATAAGAATGTGAAGAATATTAGGATTGACTATGAAAAGACGACATACCATCCAATGCGCTCTGGTGCTTGATGCAGTCAATATGCTTGCTTCTCACGCAACAGCAGATGAAATATACCATGCCATCGTTAAGGAACACCCCCATATCAGCAGAGGAACGGTGTATCGAAACCTCCAGAGATTATCCGATATGGGCGAAATACGAAAACGGGAGTTCCCTGGTGGCGCTGATCGATTTGACCATATCTGCAGCAATCATTACCATGCCAAGTGTGTGAAGTGTGGCCGTGTTTTTGATGTGGACATGGAGTATAAAACAGATTTGGAAAAATCGATCAAGGATACACAAGGTTTCTTATTCACCGGACATGATATTGTGTTTAAAGGTATCTGCTCGGAATGTGAACGTAACCCGAAAATATAATGGAATACTTCGGATAAATTCGATCTAGTGCGCATACGGGAGCATTGAAATACCCCGTAAATAATCTATATAAGGAGAAAAACTATGAGAAGTATCACAACACTGGACCTGCAGTACGCACACAGATTCTACGGATTCAAAGGCGAAGCTCAGTACTTACATGGACACACCGGCATACTGACGATCGAGGTGGAAGACTCTATTAATACCGGCGTAAATATGGTTTTCCCCTGCAACGAAATCCAGAAGACCGCTTGGGATTTGCTGAGAAACTTCGATCATGCTCTGATCCTCCGGGAAGACGACCCCCTGTTACCTGCAATTCTCGATGTATATGAGAAACAGGGGATCAAAGATGGCGCCCCAACCAACAAAATGAAAGGTCCCGCTTTCAAAACCGAGCTTGCCACCGCTTATCCGGATTGCCGTTTGGTTGTGACCAAAGAGACCATGACCGTCGAAGGCATGATCAAAATTGTTTATGATCTGCTGAAGGACAAACTGAACATTGCAAAGCTGACTTTTACCAGCGGCGTTAACGCGGCTTCTGAAGAATTTGATACACACAACAACATCGACCGTTGCCCATTGTGCGGTATTGCACTAAATGAGAATGGCGCATGCCCCAAGTGCGGGTATAAGAAGTAATATCAAGATTCCCGCGTCCTGTAATCTGAAGGGAAATCCTGGTCAAGTCTCTCTAGGAGCAATCGAAAGATTGCTCCTTTTTCATGCTCAATGGATCGCAGGAAGCGGCTTTGGAGGATTGATACGTGCTCAAGGCTGATGGTGAGTCGAACATTGCTAAGCAGAAGCACATCTCATTTAAAAATGGCATAAAAAAACGACCCGAAGGTCGTTTTTGAACTGTTTTATTTGTTGATTGCAAGAGTTGAATCGGGGTACTAATTTGCTCGTTATCAATAGGCCTTTTTCGTGATCGCAATCACTTCCGCGACGACAACCAAAACCATTGCCGCAATTGTGGTGATCAGAACAGCGGGATACATGCCGTTAAATCCTGATGCGGAATTATGCTTAATTACGATTCCGGCATAGGCCCATAGGATTACAAGACCGTAAGCATAGTCCTTATTGCGCAGGATCGTGATAATACCGATGACTGCGCCGATTGCAATGATAGCAATCGCCCAAACGGTTTGCGACAGTCCAAATCCGTTCCAACCCACACTCACCAAAAGCGTCGTCAAGTTCGCGATGGTCGCAACGGTGATCCAACCGAAATAAACACTGAAGGGCAACTTGACGAATACCTTTTCTTTCGTACTCAGCGTTTCTTTGCGAATCGCGCTGACAATGATGGCGAGACACACGAGGATCAAGAGCATGAGTACCATCGAAAGGGCGATGATCCGGTAATGCCATGAGAAAATCCAAACCGTATTCGCGATCGACGATATGGAAAAAACCACTCCGACTTTATTCATGAGCGCATTGCTCATGGTTCTGTTCTTTTTGAACAACCCGAGCTGAAAGACCGTATATGCGGCAAGCAACAAATAGATGACTCCCCAGATCGCGAAGGTAATGCCGGCGGGCGCAAACAGATTAGGGTATGAGTCTGACACAGCTCCCGTACCGATACCGTTGATTGGCAGAATGTTTGCAAGTGCATTCACAACAACCATGAGGATAAAGGTTACTGCAGCCAAAGCTTGAATCGTCTTCTTCATGTATATACCCCCTTTTTCGTCATTATAACATAACTACTGTAGGTATTATATTAATATGAGAAATCTAGAGGAACGATGGTGCAATATCTTCGATAAAGCACTCCGTTTTTACACGAACAATCCCATGAAACTGCCGGTACACCTCCCACTGATCTAAGAGAGCGCCTAGCGGCATGAGCCAAACCTCGCGCTCCGGTCGCCCCAGTAGAGTCGCTCCGTAAAAGATCAGTCGGGCAAACAGCTCTTCGTCGCTTGCCCGACCAACACGTTTTTTGAGGGATCCTCCTCGCTCTCGACATAGCGTTTGGTGCCCTTGACCATCGCTTCCATGATCGCAGTCTTGTAACCGGAGAGATCCAATGGTGTGGTGAGCAGCTCGACTGCTTCCTCGGTTAAAAGCTCACGCTTATTATCCGGCTCAAGAAGGTTGTGCACGAGCGTGCTCTGATTGGCGAGCAGCGTGATCAGCCACACTACCTCGTCCAACGCGAGCTCAAAGTTCTCCGCTTTCATGAGCTTGTCGCCAAGGTGCTCCAACCCACCGTATCGCTTCGCGATTTCTTTGGTCGCACGCGTGGTTAGGAGCATTTCATACTCCCGATTGCCGATCTGGATCATTGCGCCTCTGTCGTTTTCCATGTGTTAACCCTCCGCCGCAAATGTCGGCTCGTAGACCTGCGTGTACCAGCCCGAGATCGTCGCCGCCGGCACGCTCGTATCATCCTCGTTTACCTCCGCTTTCCACGGATGCTTGCCCTGCCCGTCCAGCCTATTGCGCCGGATGATCGTTCCCTCGATCGACGGGGTCGAGAACGTGATATTGTCGCCCTTCGTCTGCAGGTTCGTCGAGGGAATACCGAACACGACACGATAGAGCCAGAAGTAGCGGTACTTGCCGTTACTCTTCTTCGCGCGGAATCCGATCGCGACAGGCTGTCCGCCATTCTCGCTCTGGGAAACCAGCACCTTGTTATCGTCGATCTGTGACCCGGTCAGATCGCTCGCGACCGCCGCGCCGATGTTGTCGATTCCCAGCGTGAGCGTACCGCTCTTGAACTCCTTGACCACCTCGGCCGCGCCATCGTCGGCGTAGAGCGTCGCTTCATTGATATCGATCTTCAGTTCCGCAGACATCGCCTTGGCGAGCGAAACGGGTGCGGCGTAAGTCTCGTCGCCGTTCGCGCCTTCGGTGATCTTCGCGTAATATAGTTTATCCAATCCGATGGTTGCCATCTATTCTTCCTCCATGTACTCCTTCGCCACGTCGATAGCGAAGTGGTGATAACCCGTGTCTTCTTCCAGCCCAATATATCTGCGTTCCGATACCAGAAATCCCGCCGAGAGCAGCAGTCGAACGAGCAGTCGTTTTCTCGCGCCATAATTCCCCTTCGAAAAGAGCGATAACCGCGCTTCTTCAATGTTCATGCTCGGCGCGTTGTCCGAAAACAGCTCGAAATGCTCCGAGATCGGCGTAATCACAACGTACTCGTCCGGCGCTGTGGTAGAGAAAACGCCGGTCTCCAGAGGAAGTCCGGCGCTTGTAACGATCATATTCAGCTCTTCCAGCATGCTCATGGCAGGTTCAGCTCCTCTTTCAAAACGCGCTGCATCTCATTGATACACGGCTTTCTGCTCGAGGACTTTGTCTGCTTCAGAAACGGCTTCGGCGGCTGACCATGCTTGCCGTATTCCAGAAGGTTCGCGAGCATAGCATTACTGACGTCGCCGCGCCCTTCTGAAAACCCGACCTTCACATCCAAATTTTCGTCGCGATCCAGCTTCGCCGGTGATACGCCGAGCGATGCGGCAAGCTTGCCGGTCGAGCGCGATTTGATCTTCGTGCCACGCCCGATCGCCGCTTGCAGATTCGATTTCATCTTTGCCATGACGACCTTACCGCCTGCCGCGAGCGCTTTGGGAATCGCCGTATCGAGCGCGTTACCCATACCGGCGACTTGATCCATGAAGCCACTTGGCATCTCGATTTTCACTTTAGCCACCTGGTGTCACCTTCTTTGCCAGAACTTCAAAATACATACCTCTGCCCTTCACATCCTCGACGGATGTGATTTCATAACGATCATCACCGCAAAGGATCACGTGCGCCGTGGTTACGGATAGCCCCGGTATAACACGAAATTGGAACGAATCCGTTGCCTCCGAAAAGGAGGCACGGTTGACCCATTTCTGAGAACCGTGCCGCACCTCGCGATATGCGCGGATGGATTTGAGGACGTTGTCCGTCTTAATCGCAAACCCCTCCGCATCCTTCGTTACCGTTTCCACGGCGATGGAAATATGCGTGTTCATTTTTCCGAAACTCATACGCCAAATACCCAAAGACGATCTAGGCGAAGTAGCGTGTTTACCGTGTCCCATGTCTGTTGCCCCGCCTGCACATTGTCCGCAAAGAAGCCGCCCGTGCTGCCGTCCCGGCTCTCATAGAAATGAGATGCCAACATGATCACCGCCGCCTCGGTTGTTGGCGGCATAGCCGCTGCTTCATAGGTTCCGGCGGTCAGGTGCTGATAGCTCTCGGCATATGCAACAGCAGCATCGATTAACCGTTGAAGCAGTTCATCGTCGGCATCATGTTCTAGGATCACGTTCGCCTTGACCTTAGTTAGCAGCGTCGTCATCTCACATCGAACCCGGCTGGTCTGCCGCCATGATCCCGGCATCCTTGAGCTTCTGCATCAGAGCGTTGAAATCGCTCGTGAGGTCGGAGATTGTTGTTGCGGCGCTCGCAGCTTGATTCATCGCCTGATATACGCTGCCAGCGGTTTGCTCAGTTGCATATCCCGATTGCAAGCCGGTGACGGTGGCGGTATCCAGCACCTCCAGAGTACCGCCAATCACCAACCGATCTCCGCCGTCGGTTAGGTAGTTTTTACAGTTGCGGGTCATATCTCCCGCCGGAGTCTCAATGATCTCCATATACCCTCCATTACGCTTTCTGCTGCAGGACCTTGATCGCTTCGGGCAGAATCAGCTTACCGTCGAGCCGCTGCGATGCGAGGAAACCGATCTGACCGGTGGTTGCGTACAGCTCGTTCAGACGTTTGAAGGTGCGGCCCTGACGGTCGGCGATCCAGTAGTAGGAGAAGTCGCCGAACGCGATGGATTTATTGCCCGCGCTAACGCCCGGCATGAACTCGCTGGTGACGATCCGGTGACCCAGAATCGTGTCCGGCGCATTTTCCGTAATGCCCGGACGCCAGAGATACTGACCGTCACCGTCTTTGAGTTTGCGCAGCAGCTTCACGGTCGTATCGTTGAGCACGAACACCGCGCTCTTGCGGTACGGTGCACGGAGCGAGTACACAAGGTCGATCAGCTCATCGCCCGTGATTGCAGCCGCACCCGCCGTGGTCACACCGACTTCCGCGCCACCGGTCGTGTGCAGAATGCCGATGGGTTTGCTCACACCGTTGCCGGTGAGGAACGCATCCTCTTCCTTGTCACCGATGCGCTTGCCGAACTGCTCGGAAACATACCCTTCGATATCGAAGATGCTGTCGGAGAGAAGCTCTTCGGAGACCTTGATCATGGTCGCAAGCTTATACGCGCCGAGAACAACCTGCGAGAAGGTGTCGTCCGAGAGCGGGTAGGTACCCTCTTCGTCGACCCAGTCAGCGGTACCCTTCGACGCAACCACAGGGATCTTTCGATCGCCGAAGCTGGTCTGGATCACATGGCAGAGCGGACGCAGCACATTTGCAGCTGTTAGCTTTTGCACGAGCGTACGCTCGAACTCGTCGGGAACTAGGTAACCACCCTCGCTGTCAGTGCCTTCGACCAGAGAGTTCAGAATCTCAGGTCTCGGGTTCTTGGAGCGGATCGCGTTCCAGAATGCCTTTTTGTATGCGTCCGATGCGCGACCCGTTTTCTGGTCAACGGCTGCAAGCGCCGGTTTACTCGTCAGCGGGTCGGCGGTGGGTTTGTTTAGCTCAGCGTCAAGCGCAGCCTGCCGTTCCAACCGATCGATCTCCTTGCCGAGGTTGACGACGTCGGCTTCCATCTTTTCGTAGGTTGTGACGTCCTCGGCGGCGAGAAGTCCGTCCGAACCACGTTTGGTGTCGAGAAATGCTTTCGCTGCGTCCCACGCTTTTGCACGCTTTTCGCGAAGTTCCTGAATCTGGTTCATGTATTTCTCTCCTTTATTTCTTCAAAAGATTGAGCCGCTGATACAGCGGCTCAGAAGGTTGCTTGTGTGCTGTATTCGGGATTTTGCTCAGGAGCGAATTCGTCACGGCACGGCGGCTGAACTGGTAGCTGTTGATCGGGATACCGTCCGGCGCACCCGTGTCGCGTGTCAAGATACCGTCAGCGAACCTGAGCTCGATCGCTTTGTTTGCGTTCATCCACGTTTCTGCGTCCATGAGGTGCGCAATCTTCGCGCGGGACATGCCCGTCTTCAGCTCATATGCGTTGATGATGCTTTCCTTCACCTCGTCCAGCATGGCGATCGCTTTTTGCATCTCTTCGCTATCGCCGATGGCTACCGTCAGCGGGTTATGGATCATGAGCAAGCTGGTCGGGGCCATGAGCACTTCGGTGCCGGCCATGGCGATCACCGACGCGGCGCTTGCCGCGATACCGTCGATCTTGACGGTCACCCGGCCCTTGTACTCCATGAGCATGGTGTAGATCTGACTTGCTGCGACGCAATCGCCACCTGGGCTATTGACCCAAATCACGATGTCGCCCGTGCCAGCGTTTAGCTGCTCCCGAAACAGTTTCGGCGTGACGTCGTCGTCAAACCAGCTCTCTTCGGCAATCACGCCGTCGATGGTCAATGTGCGGATGCCGTCTTCATTACGCACCCAATTCCAAAATTGTCGTTTCAAGAAGAATCCTCCTTTTTCTGCTGTGCTTCCCCGAACAACCCTGCGTCCTCCAGCTTTGTCATGGCTCCGTTGATGAGATACAAATCACCGCCGAGCTCCGGCGCGATGCGATCGAGGTTTTCCAGCTCGCGGATATCGTTTGTGCTCATCCATCCGTTTTGACGCGCGGTGGCATACCCGCTCATGCGCGAGGCATAGTCGCCGCGGAGAAGACCGTCGACATTGAACCGAATGAAGTACGTCGGTTTTTCGCTCTCGCTGAATAACGCCCGGCACATGCTCTGTTCCCAGCGCACGACCCAGGGATCGAGGGTGTACTTTACATATTCGAGCGACTGCTGCTCAATGTTGCTGAACGACGATTTCTCCAAGTCGGCCAGCATGTGCGGCGGCACGCGAAAGATCCGCGCGATCTCGTTGATCTGGAACTTGCGTGTCTCCAGAAACTGCGCCTGCTCCGGCGCGATTCCGATCGCTGTATACTTCATGCCCTCTTCGAGCACCGCGATCTTGTGGGAATTCGCGCTGCCCTGATACGCTGAGTTCCAGCTTTCCTTCACCCGCAACGGGTCTTTTATCGTTCCGGGGTGTTCCAGCACGCCGGAAGGGGCCGCGCCGTTGGCGAAGAACTTCGCGCCGTACTCCTCGGTGGCGATCGCCAATCCAATCGCGTTCTTCGCCATGGCGATCGGCGAGTAACCGATCAAGCCGTCGAAGCCGAGTCCGGGAATGTGCAACACGTCAGATGGCGAAAGGGGCACTTGTGTCGATTTGCCGAGTGTGCTCGGATCCTCCAACCCGCGCTGATACAAATAAAAAAGCCGGCCGTTCTGATCACGGTCGACTGTCATTTTGTTCGGCATGAGCGGGTAGAGCGCGACTACTTCGCCTCTGGCGTTTCGGATGATCTGCGCGTAGGCGTTACCCCACAACAGCAGGTGGCTCATGAGCGTCTCCCGAAACGCGAAACTAGTCATCTCGGGGTTAGGCTCATCGTGCAGCAACCGGTAAAGCGGGTGTTTAAACGCCTTCTCTTTCCCACCGCTATCGTTGTACTTGTAGACGTTCAGTGGCAGCCCCGCAACGGTTTCCGACAGAATTCTCACACAGGAGTACACTGCCGTCATCTGCATAGCGGTCGTTTCGTTCACAGGCTTCCCGCTCGATGTGCCGCCAAAGAAGAAGCTATAGCGACTGCCGTTAAGAGAATCTTTCGGTTTGTCGCGGGAGTGAAATATCGCTCGAAGTGGATTCATGCGTTTCCTCCATGGAACATTTGATTGACATACCTAGAAAAAAGCAGTACAGTGGCACTTGTGTGGTGTATTTTCGCACCATACAATATTTTATTTGAGGTATTTGATGTACAGCGACAAGACCATCGTCTGCAAAGATTGCGGACAAGAATTCACCTTTACTGCCAACGAGCAAGAGTTTTTCGCCGAAAAAGGTTTTACGAACGAACCGCAGCGTTGCAAATCCTGCCGCGTCGCTCGTAAAGGCGCACCCAGAGGCGGTTCCCGCGATGGCGGATACCGCGACAACGCACCGCGCCAGATGTATGACGCAGTTTGCTCGGAATGCGGCAAAGCCTGCCAGGTTCCCTTCCAGCCCCGTACCGACCGACCGATCCTGTGCAGCGATTGCTTCAGAAGCAACAGGTAATTTCAAAGGCACATCCTTAACCGGATGTGCCTTTTCTAAAACACCAGCAATCCTCGGCCATCGTATACACTGGTGCTCTCTCCGCTACCGTTCCGCAGCGCCCGGTCCAGAGCCATGATCGTTGCAACAGCACCGTCGATTTTCTCGGTGCTTTTTTCTTTGTCCGGCTTGATGTTCCCCGCCGGATCCGTACGAATGTAGATGTTGTCCATCATCCAGCGCAAAACCGGCTGACCGCCGTGCGCGATCCTCTGCTCCAGCGTCAGCTTCATGAGTTCCTTCGTCGGCGGGGACATGTCCTTGAACCCCTGGCCGAACGGAACCACTGTAAAGCCCATACCCTCAAGATTCTGTACCATCTGCACCGCACCCCAACGATCAAACGCGATCTCGCGGATGTTGTACACTTTGCCGAGCTGTTCAATGAACGTCTCGATGAACCCGTAATGCACGACGTTGCCCTCGGTCGTCAGCAACAATCCCTGCTTCTCCCAAAGGTCATAGTTCACATGATCGCGCCGCACGCGCAGGGCGATGTTCTCCTCCGGGATCCAGAAAAACGGTAGGATATAGTACTTGTCATCTTCATCCAGTGGCGGGAAAACAAGCACGAATGCTGTAATGTCCGTGCTGGACGAAAGGTCAAGACCGCCATAGCAGACACGCCCTTTGAGCGTTTCGGGGTCAACCGGAAACGCGCATTTATCCCACATATCCATCGGCATCCAGCGAATCGCCTGTTTGACCCACTGGTTCAACCGAAGCTGTCGAAACGCGTTCTCTTCGGCCGGGTTCTGCTGTGCGCTTTCGCACGCGGCTTTCACTTTATCGACGCCCACCGTAATCCCGAGCGACGGATTCGCTTTCTTCCAAACTTTGGGATCAGTCCAGGAATCGTTCTCTTCGGTACCGTAGATCACGGGGTAGAATGTCGGGTCGGTCTTCCTGCCGTCGAGAATATCCTTCGCCTTCGAATGAACTTCCCAGCAGATGGAGTTGGTGTTGTCACCTGCGGTGGTGATCAGGAAATAAAGCGGCTGCATGCGCGCATCACCGCTGCCCTTAGTCATAACGTCAAAAAGGCGACGGTTCGGCTGTGTGTGCAGCTCGTCGAAGATCACTCCGTGTGTATTGAAGCCGTGTTTATTGGCGACGTCCGCTGAGAGCACCTGATAGTAACTCCCGGTCGGCAGGTACACGATCCGCTTCTGCGACGCGAGGATCTTCACACGCTTCGCCAGCGCCGGACACATGGTCACCATGTCCTTAGCGACCTCGAACACAATCGACGCCTGCTGGCGGTCGGCGGCGCATCCATACACTTCGGCGCGCTCTTCATTATCGCCGCAGGTTAAAAGCAGCGCGATCGCTGCAGCAAGCTCTGATTTTCCATTCTTCTTTGGTATTTCGATATACGCCGTATTGAACTGGCGGTATCCGCTGGGCTTCAGTGTGCCAAACACATCGCGGATGATCTGTTCCTGCCAGTCGATCAACAAAAACAGCTTACCCGCCCATGTACCCTTAGTGTGAGAAAGGCATTCGATAAATGCCACAGCATGATCCGCAGCCAATTTGTCGTACACCGAGTCCTTTGCTTTGAAGGGAGTTGGCGTGTATTTCTTCAGTTTCCGTAGCATCACCGCCTCCTATCAAGCAAAGATTCCTTCGGGTTAATTTGTCATGATCTGATACATTGCGATAATCATGAGAAAGAATATAATGATATTGTGTTCTGCGTTTGGTTCACTGTCTGAAAAGGATACTCAACCGAATTTGAAAGGAGCGTCTTGTATGTTCATCGCTATTGTTCTATGGATCGTTGCATTCGCATTTGTGCTTGTTACTTCCATCAACATGATCCGACGCGCTGTTAAAACGAAACATTGCACCGCAGAAACGAATGCTGATGTGATTGAAATTAGGGAACTTGTCCGGCGAAGAAATGGCATCTTCACAAGAGAATATCTTCCCACAATCTCATATGTTATCGATGGAACAACGTACGAGAGAAAGTACACCAAAGCCTATCGCTCGGATACGTATCACATCGGTCAGATTCTACCCATTCTGTATAATCCGCAAAAGCCGGACGAGGTCAATACAATCGGAACCAGCAATAAGGCTGATTTGGTCATGCTCATCATCGGACTCGTTATTGGAGTAATTGGTATCGTTTTCGTTATGCTGCAGAAGTAGCGACCCTCATCACCAAGCAAACATGGAGGCCCGCGTGAGCCTCCGTGTCCGATTTGGTTTGGTTATCGCGCGCCATTGGGGCAACCGCCCCAGCTGCTTCATTAACCGCTCAGTGGCTGCGACGTTCCGCAACACGGCATTGCGGCGATCTATGCACCGGATGCGTCCGTATCGCCTTCCTGTACTGTCGCTTTCAGGATATCTACGTCAAACCCCGCTACTCTGTACCCTTCCAAAAGTGTGCTGTAATAGAAAGCGCTCGGCTTGTTCTGTGGCTTTCCACTGATTAAGATGTAGATCAGAGCTTGTACCAGAGCACCGTCGCGGCGTACTTTGATCGCAGTTTTCCGATACAGTTCCGGCACACCGATCCAGCGGTCGAGCACAGCTTCATCCTGCGGTGAAATCTCCCACAGCAGCGCGGGAACGCTACCGCCCTTCGCTTTTTCGATCGTCGCCAATGCGCCGGCTTTACTGCCGCGAAAAGAAAGTCTGTAATTCTTCAACACCGCGGAGCCGATCAGCTTTGCGGTCGGGCAATGCTGCGACATTTCGGTGCGGTTCAGACCAGCGCCGTACGCTGCAAAAAGTCGGCTATTCAAGTTAGTCCTCCTCGATCTTCACACATTCGTCCTCACCAAGAACCACACCGAGAGTGCTTCCGTTGCTCCAAGCCGTGTGAATCGTTCCAAGTGAATCGACATAAAGCACTTCCCCGATGGTGCCTACTGGTATTTGTATGTAGGGGTCGTTCATGTGTACCAGACGCACTTTTGTACCAGGCTTATAATATTCTTTGAGCTGTTTCAGCAGCTCGGGATGAATGTTCTTCATTCTTCGTCACCCGCTTTCTGCGTATCGCGAAACGCTGCGTTACCGGTAAGGTTCTTCAACAGGATCTTTCGCGAGTCTTTATACTCCGCACCGATAAATCCGAGCCGGAGTAGAAAGCAGCGGAAGGCGTATTTTTCGTTTTTGACTTCCTGTTCCGACGCGCTGACGTGCTTTTGTGTGCACGCCAGTTCGTAAAGGCCCTGTACCAGTTGGTAATAGGCTGTGATCTCCACGTGATCGTCGGTCGGCCGGAACCATCCGAATTCGATCCTGTCGGAGTGTTCTGTCATAGGAAGGCTGTTTGTGCCGAGCGCTTTCTTCAGCAGCGTCGCCTTGCTCTCAACCAGCCGTCGTAGGTTCTCCATTGCAATAAGCGTCATGCCATCCTTCGGTATCTCGACCGAAAGCCGGTCCAGGCTCGCGAGTGTAGGTGTCACGAATTCTTGCACAGGCATTCCCGCCGCTATCTGCTCGGTTGGCTTCGCCGGCCAGCCAATCCGTTCGCCGATGAAGCCGTCATGTGCCAGTTCGCGAATCAGCGTGTCGATCTGCGCCGCGTCTGCGTCGTCAGGACAGGTAACTGTTCCGTTCTTGTCGATGGTGTACTTTCCCACCATGAAACAAAATGATGGAGCGCCAAGATAGCGAGTGGTGTCCTGCAGGGTGTCTCGCATGACCGCGACCAGCGCCTTTCTTCTGTCCCCTGTAACGTTGTACTTGATCTGCATATGATTACCATCCTTTCGATTTTGTAGTCATATACATGGATCAAACGAGTGTGAATATCAAGCTATTTATCTGTGTTTTCGGCGATTTCTTCGTGCGAAACTCGTCCTCCGTTACGATAAATCGATTGGTCCGGAGAATTTTGATGAAATCGACGAACGATCACATCGCAGTACTTTTCATCCAACTCGATCATACGGCAGACACGATCCGTCTGTTCGCAGGCGATCAGGGTACTGCCGCTGCCACCGAAGGGATCGAGCACGATGCAATTTGCCATACTTGAATTCAGAATCGGATACGCCAGCAGTTCCACAGGTTTCATGGTCGGATGGTCGACGTTCTGTTTGGGTTTGTCGAACTCCCAGATCGTCGTTTGCTTCCGATCAGCGTACCATTCGTGTTTGCCCTTTTTCTTCCAGCCATACAAAACAGGCTCATGCCGCCATTGATACGGACTCCGGCCTAACACCAGAGATTGTTTCTTCCAGATACAGGTGCCGGAGAGATAGAACCCAGCTTCCGAGAATGCCTTTCGAAAGTTCAGGCCCTCCGTATCCGCATGGAACACATAGATCGACGCGTCATTCGCCATGCACGCTTCCATATTCTGAAATGAAGCAAGCAGGAAGTCGTAAAACACAGCATCGGCCATGTTGTCGTTTTTGATTTTACCGGCGCTGCCTTCATAGTTGACGTTGTACGGCGGATCCGTGACCACAAGGTTGGCCTGGCCACCGTCCATGAGCAGGTCGAACACATCTCGCTTGGTGCTGTCACCGCAGACGAGTCGGTGTTTGCCGAGGAGCCAGAGGTCGCCCAGCTTCGTGATCGCAGGCTCCTTGAGCGCGGCATCCACATCGAAATCATCGTCATGAACATCGGCGCGTTGCGCATCTTTGAAAAGTGTATCCAGCTCAGGAGCGTCGAAGCCGGTCAGAGATACGTCGAAATCCGCGCCTTGCAGGTCCGCGATCAGTAAAGAGAGTTTGTCCTTGTCCCATTCGCCGCTAATCTTGTTCAGCGCGACATTGAGCGCTTTCTCTTTCTCTTCGCCCATTTCCACGACAACACATTCGACCTCAGTTACGCCGGTATCGATCAGCACCTTCAAGCGCTGGTGTCCGCCGACAACGTGGCCAGTCGTCTTATTCCAGATCACCGGTTCCACATATCCGAACTCCGACAAGGATCGCTTCAGCTTTTCATATTCGGGGTCGCCGGGCTTCAAATCTTTACGAGGATTGTAATCCGCCGGGGCGAGCTTACCGACCGACAGTGATTGAATGACCATTCTGCTTTCCTTTCGACACGATTTTTCGTAAACCCGCTTGCGCCGCCGGGAGATTGCCCGCGAGCGCCTGTCCGCGCAGCGTCTTGCGCTGCTGGCTGGTCAAACGATAGTATCGAAGCGATTGGATAAATACCTGCACTTCGTCCATACTTATTTCCCCCTTCGCGCGGTCAGCAGGCGCTCCATAACGTCGTCCTGCGGATTGGAACCGGTGTAGTCGGCGGCGCAGTTTTCTTTCACAATCTGGAAGATCTCATACCAGAGCCGGTTTGTTTGCGCCATGTAGTTTTGGCTCATAGCCACATACGGAGACTGGATCGCGTTACCCGTCGTCGGATGTTTTGCGAGGAACCCGTACTCCGTAATTGCCGCTTCACACTGAATCCAGCGCGCGGCGCTCATGGCGTATCGTTCCAGCACCTGCGGGGAGACGATGCTCGCGCAGCCACGTTCGTTCAGCCAGCTCCAGGTCCGCTCGTAGATATCCGACGCAATGAGCGGCTTGCCATCTTTCTGTACGGCGGAGAGCATCTCTTGCGGCGGTGGCATATTCACGCCATGGAAATCGCTGGCACCGGGGAATTCGACAACGGTTAGCTTTCGCTTGCCGGGGTTACCTTCCAACACTTTATCCGCCAGCGGTTTCGGCGGTCTACCGCCTTGTCCGGCCGCCGGGCCTCTTCTTCCCATGTGCGTTTCCTCCCAAGTAAAACTTATGGGGCTATTCCCCTTAAAACTTCCGCGAAAATTTACACGCGACCCGACCGCGTTGTCCAAATTGAATTGTGTTAGAGATAAATATCCCCCCATGGTCATGACGACACTCAACTTATTGTTTAAATTAGTTGAATGTTTGCTGTTCATAAGTTGAATGTCGGAATAAAACTCATATGGAACTTTACTTTCACGCCCTAATCGATTATCATTAGGGCGTGAAAGTGAGGAATTGTCATGAAGTCCAATGACAAACTGGCTGTATTGTTAAAAGAGAACAAAGGGTTTTTGAAAACATCTGACGCAGTAGCGGCAGGTGTTTCAAGGACCGCGCTCGGCGATTTTGTACGGCAAAACAATCTAGAGCGTGTTGCTCATGGTTTATATATGTCGCAAGACGCATGGACAGACGGTTTGTTTGTGATCCAAGTACGATATCCGGAAGCTGTGTTTTCTCACGAAACGGCTCTCTATCTTCTGCACCTTGCTGATCGCGAACCCGATCCCTTTTCCATTACTGTCAAAGCCGGGACAAATTCTGTCGGTTTATTGCGGCAAGGAGTGAAGGTGTATAAGGTGAAGAAGGAGCTTTTCGATGAAGGCATCGTCGAGACGAATTCACCATCCGGTCATTTCGTCAGGACATACAATGCCGAGCGGACAATTTGTGACATGTTCCGAAGTCGGAATCGCATTGAGATTCAGGACTTGCAAGCAGCAATCAAAGAGTACGTTCGTTCAAAAGAGAAGAACATTCCAAAATTATTGCGATATGCGCGTGCATTTTCTGTTGAACGGCAAGTCCAGCAATATTTGGAGGTACTATTGTAATGATCCACACTTCACGACAGCTCAAGGCACTTGTCCGTAACATTGCCAAGGGTGACAGCGCGAAAGCACAAATCATCATCCGTAACTATGTGACAGAGCGGTTTCTTGAACGGCTCTCACTCTCACAATATCGAAGCAACGTGATTCTAAAGGGTGGAACTCTGATCGCAGCCATGGTTGGTTTGGATAACCGCTCCACCATGGATGTAGACACCACGTTGAAAAAACTGCCGCTGAATGAAACGACCGTGCGAACTATCGTCGATGATATCATTGCAGTTCAGCTCGAGGACGGCATGTCATTCGAAATAAAAAACGTGTCTCAGATCATGGACGATGCGGATTACCCCGGCATTCGTCTCATGCTTGATACAACTCTTGAAAACATGCATACTCCACTGAAAATCGACTTTTCCGCTAACGATGTAATTACACCTCGTGAGATGCCGTTTGCATTCCGTCTCTCTTTTGAAGAACGAACTATTCCAGTACTAGCGTATAACTTGGAAACCATTTTATCCGAGAAACTCGAAACCCTGCTTTCCAGGGGCACCGCCAATACTCGCATGCGTGACTTTTACGATATCCATGTCCTCACCAATACACCAACGCAGCGCATTGATAACACCACGCTGAAAAAAGCGTTCAAAGGAACATGCAATAAGCGAAGTTCTCAGATTCTTTTGCCTGATATGGATCTGATTCTACAGGAGATTGCCGAAAGCGCTTCTCTGGTCGCGCTTTGGAAAAGTTATCAACGCAAGTATCAATATGCCTCAAGCGTTTCTTGGAATGACGTGATTAAGTCCGTCCGTGCCTTAGCTGAAATCGTGAAGTGAATCCGCAGTGTTTTATCGCCATCATAAGCGCGTTGAACGATTTGAGCTACCAATCGTAATCCTGGAATGGCAGCTCTTACAAAGCGCCATGAGGTTGCCATCGTCATTCGTACCACCGTTTGCCAGCGGTAGAAGATGATGCACTTCCTCGGCGGCAGTGAGTCTGCCTTCGCATTTGCACTGCTCACACAAAGGATGCAGCAATAAAAATCGCGCGCGAAGTTTCTTCCACGCGCGTCCGTATCGTTTGTTGGTATCCGGGTCTCGAAGGTATCGGTTGTACTGACGATCGATGGAAAATCTGTGCTCATCACAGTACTGACCATCGGTCAGCCTCCCGCACCCAGGGTAGGAGCACGGACGCTTGGGTTTCTTTGGCATCACAGTCCTCCAAAGGAAAGAAAAGAGCCTCCGCGTTTTCTTACCTGCGAAGGCTCTCTTCTTTTTCATCACCATAACAATACAAAAGGAGCTAACTCTCTTTCAATCAACTTTGCTCTCCTATTTCAAAAAAGATCCCGCCTCCTCCAGCGCACGCTCATGCATGCGAAAAGCATATTGCATGCTGTAGTTCAAATCGATAGCGATTTCTTCCCAGCGCTTGAAACAGAGATAACGCAGTTCCAATAGCGTCTGATACTCTGTGTTCTCTACCTGCTTGATACACGCCATAATCTCCGCTTTTAGATCGACCAGCGTATCGATATCATCGTTGATCTCGTTTTCCATGTCGACCATTTTACAGATCGTATCCTCCATGGAGTGTAGGTTCGGCGTCGCCGCTTTTGGCGTTCCGGAGAGCGTACCAGTCGCTTTACCCAACAGGGCACGAAGGGACATCACCTGTTCCAGCTTGCTGTTGATTCGCTGGTCGATGCGATATGCCTGCGATAAGTATTCTTTTGCATCCATGTTTCTGACCTCCTTTGTTAAACTTCTATTCCTGCGTATGCCCACAGGACCGCCTTGACGTCCTCTACCGACCGAACCACATACGCATGGCCGCCGGCGACCTTAATCCTGTGGATCGTCTGTTCCTGTAGCTTCGTCAATCTGCCTTCCGACGTCTTGACCTCGAAAGCGAAGAATCGGCCATCCAGGCAGCAGATCACGTCGGGGATTCCTGCTGATCCATACATGCCGCCATGCTCTTTCCAGGCAAAGCAGCGCGGAATTCTCTTTAGTAGCCGCATGATCGCAGCAACGATGTCTTTTTCCAACAACTTGTAAATACTCCCCTTTACAGAAAAATGTGTTGAACTAATAAAACCCATGAAATATGCAGCTTTTTTGCCTTGTAGCACCTTGTAGCAGGTTTTTAAGTACCCTCTATAAAGAAAGCGTTTTTATACAGTACCCTTTTTACCTGCTACATCTGCTACAAAGACGTTAATCAAACGGAATCTCGCCTTGGTATTCGGTGAACTTTCCAGGCTCAAAGCGTAAGCGATAGCCGATAAAAATCGTCGTAAGCGCTCCTCCCGCATGTGGTCGTTTCCGCTCCACACGTCCGTACATCGCGAGAATTTGCTTGAAGTTTCGGGTATTCTCCGCAAAGCAACCATTCGCGTCACACCATTTCTTATACCGGTCATAGACCGCGGACGTTCGCTCTTCTGCATTTGCGATGGGCTCCATCTCATCCTCGATAAACAACCCGACCTTATCGCTCTCATGCCGGTAACGCTCGGTTGCAAAGCGCACCGATTCCGGCAACGCTAGCCCCTCGCGCTCCAACACCTGATATCCTTCCAAGAGCCAGTTCAGGATTGCGCTCTGATTAAGCGGCTCACTAAAGGTGTGCTTCAGTGTTTTATCCTGTTGGTTCTCTTCAAAATGACGCTCAAACGGTATGATCATGATCCTGCCGCTGGAAAACAGCGTCATGTCCGTCACAACCGGTAGATAGTTGGTATTCATGTAGATTTTGAACTGCGGCCGAAAGTCAAAGCTGTTTTCGTGCAGGAACCGCGCATTCAGCGTATCGTTGCCCGTCATACTCTTCACTTGGGCAACATTCAACAATAACCCTCTGCTTGGTTCCGAGATGTTCGCAAACCGAATCCCAGCCAAACGCGCGATATCCTCAGTTGGGTTCTGGCTGCTGACGTTCTGCTTCATGCTGATTGTCTCGGGCCGCACGGTGCTTCCGTAATCGCCCATGACCTTAAGTACGCTCTCCATGAGCGTCCCTTTCCCATTGCGCGTCGTTGCGCCGTAGAGTATGAACAGACACTCAAACCGCGTATCGCCGCTGAGCGAATACCCCAGTGCTCGCTGCAGAAATCTCGCTCTGGCTTGGTCACCGCTCATGATTTCATCCACAAATGCATCGAACCGTTCGCAGCGAGCGGACGGATCGTAGACAACGTCCGATATCTTCGTGAGCTTGTCCTCAGGATCGTGTGGCCGAAAAGTCATGTTCTTCAGATGCATCGTCCCATTCTGGCAATTGAACAGAAATGGATCTGAGTCAAACGCTTCCATCGGAATCGGGTAAACTCCCTGTGCATCCTTCAGGATCGTTTCGCGGGTCCTTCTCGTCTGCCACTTTTTACAACGATCGATGTACTCTTTCCGCAGCTGCTCGTCAGAGATATGGAACGCATATACCATGAGCTCGTTTGCGAGTTTTTTGCACAGTTCCATCGCTTTGAGCCCGGCAATGTCCGGCTCCCAGCGTTTGCCGCTGAAAATGTACCAGAGCTTTCGCTCCGGCACATACCGAGCAACGCCGCCGTAGTAATCCGAGAAGAGTCGACTATTGCCGATGTCCGTATTGAGATAGCGCGGATTCTGCTCTGGATGCAGCGCCTGCAGCGATTCGACCTGCGGTATATGATCTTTTTCACTGCTCCGCTGCTCACGCGGCAGCTTTTTCGCCTCATCGACGCACCCTTGCACCCAAGCCCGGAACAACCCAGGGTCGTCCATGAGCAGCTCATTGGGGTCTTTATACCCTTCCGGCGTCGTCGTGCGCAAATGTGCCACTCCTTGTGCTTGGAGCTGTGTGCAGAGTTTGCCGGCAGCTTCATCGCCTGCGTTGTCCCGATCCATGCACACGATCACCGGCGGCACATTCTCGCGCGCTTTAAGCGCGTCGATCAACTTTCTGGTTCCCGTGCCGCATGTCGCAACGGCGGAACAGCCTTCCTGCATGATCGACAGTGCACAAAATGCGCTCTCGACGACGAACACCGGCGCATCATGGTCCAGCGACTCTTCGTAAAACAAAGGCTCCGGGCCTGCGTCCTCAGAGCGCGGTTTAAAGAAATGCTTATCCGATATGCTCCGCGAAATGTAATATTCCGATTTCGTGCCGTACGGTATGACGATCGCATTTCTCTTAAGATCAAATCCGAACCGGAATGCAAGCATGCTCTCGCCGGTGAATCCTCGATGCTGCAAGTACATCTGTGCAGCCGGCGCGACGGCAAACGCCTCGATGCATTGATCGATGTACTCCGAGATTGGAGCATGGTTAGTCACCACCGACTTTTTTTGCACCGGTGCAGACGTATGAATGTGAAACCCTTCCGTGATGCTCTGCGCTGCATCTGTCGTGCTCAGATGCTTTAGACGAGCCACTAGGTCGATCGCGTCGCCAGACGCGTCGCATCCAAAGCACTTGAACCTGCCCTCCTTGAATGACATGGAAGGTGTCTGATCGTTGTGAAACGGACACTTCGCTTTGCCGTTTTGTACTTCAATCCCCAGCCACCTCGCCACTTCCTCAATTGGGATCTCCTGACGGATTTTCTGAAAATCAGCCATACGCAACCCTCCCTTCCGACCGAAATTGCTGCTGCATACTACTGCTCACGCCGCTTAACCTCTATGCAATCCCTGTCAAAGTACCGAATTGTCATGAACCGCGCTATTGCGTGTGCAATTTCGCGCTGCATGCCGGCGCTGTACCGATCTCCGAAAACCCAGAGCTCTTCACACAGATCCAGAAGTCGTAGACCCATGTCCATGCCATCCAAGCGCTCTTTCGTCTGCTTATCGTTCAGAAACTGTGGATACATCAGGTGCGGTGTGATCGGCATATAACCGCTCAAATACGCAAATCGCGAATATTGGCGCGCATTTTGAACGTTTCCTTTGATGCAGCCGGCATACGGCGAGCAGATAAATACCATAGGTCGATTCATTTTTTCGAGATACGGTATCCTTGTGAATCCGGATGATCCCATTGGGATCGCCGAGTTCGTTGCTTTTCTCATGTGGTTCATCCCCCTCTCTTTTAGCAATTGGGGGAGCGGATGCCCGCTCCCCCTGCTAAATTGTTCTTACGATTCTACGATCTCACCTGTCACCGGATCGAACGGTGTCGGTACCTCAGTAAACTCATCCAGATCAATAGCTGTGGCCGCGGCATGCTTGGCGTACTCCTTTACCTGCTCTGCAAGCTGCGAAACGGCCGTGAGCTCTACCTCCGTGAGCGGACGGTCGATCCGGAACTGCGCTTGGGAGTAGGCGATACCGCCGGTGTTCACCGCTTTCTTGAGCGAGACGCGCGTCACAACCGAGATCGACTTCTTTCCGTGGCTCAGCAGGCGCTGGATATAGCGCGTGAACTCCTTGAGCGAACCGGTCGGTAATGAGAGTAGCAGCGGAAATACCTCGCCCTCGCGCAGGATATAGATACGGCGGCGATTCTTGCACGCTTTCCCACCGCCTTCGCCGGTGCCGAACTGGTTATATCGGCACTTGGCGCATGCGCCGCCGGGATCGCCTTCACCGGTGATGCCGTCGAAGCTGCCGCAGTCCGGCGGTTCATTGCCGCCGGCGTATTTGTCGCGGTAATACGCAAACAGCGGATGGTGATAGAGGATGACGCCGGTGAATTCCTTCACCGTTGTGGGTTCGCTGTCGTCCTCCCCAGGCAGCTCGAACACCGTACTGCCAGCCGACGGAATTTTGATCCGCTCAAACGAGAGGCTCAGCCCCTCAAGTTCCTGAGACATCGCATCGCTCAGGTTGAAGTTGGCAAGTTCCGAGAAAGCGTTCTGCGTGGTTGCGATTCCTGTTTTTTGTGTCATGTTGTTTGCTTCCTTTCCTTTACCGGGCGGCTTTTCGTACGCCAACCGTTGTTGTTTCGAATACATTCACGAGACCATCGAGCCATTGCGGCAGAACATCCTCGTTCTCCGTGGTCTGTTCTTTGACAAACGCCGAGAGTGAGTTGGCGTTGACGGTCTCGTAGACCAAATCGCCGAATCCCGCTGCGCGTAGTGCCGCGAACAGCTCATCCTTACGCCCGGCTGCCGCCGAAGCGCGCGTCGTGTTGGTCAGGCAGAACATCGTACCGTTGCGGGTGAAGTTCTGCGTTTCCGTACTGATCATGCGCTCAGCCAGCGCGGCATCCACGCGGTCGATCTCCTCCGTGATCTCTTTGAGCTCCTGCTCTGCGTATTTCTTCGTTTCTTTGAGTTCGCGCAGCTGATCCGCCAACGCGAACAGTTCTTCAGATGGCATTGTTTTCTCCTCCTCTTATTTGGTTTGAAACGGGTTCTTACCCGCCCTGTATTTGTCGATCAGAATTCTTGCCAGATCGGCTTTGTCTATTAGCGCCTGAAGCACTTTTTCATCCACAGTGCCAGCGGCGACGAGGTAGAGATAGGTGCAGGGGTTTCGTTGACCGACGCGATGGATCCGCGCTTTCGCCTGTTCGAAGTTGGACATGCTGTAATCCAGAGAGTAGAAGACCATCGTGTCGGCGGCCGTGAGCGTGATGCCCAGCCCGGCTGTCGCGATCTGGCCAACAAACACCGTTGTGTCTGGATCCGTTTGGAATCGCCGCACCTGTTCGTCACGATCCTTGAACTCACCGGAGATGATGGAATAGCCGATCACCTTTTTCTCAAGCATTCCCAGGATCGCATCGATCTCAGGCAGAAACCGCGCGATAATCACGAGCTTTTTCCCATCCTCTGCAGCGCTGTCCACGATGTCCGACAATGCCTTGAGTTTGGCATCGCTCACCGATACGGGCCGGTCGGAATCGTCTTGACATAGGAATCCGCCGGTCAGTTGGGACAATCGCAGCAGGCGTGTCAGCACATTTGTTGCGGTCACCTCGCCCTCGCGGAGCTGAATCATGCTGTCGTGCACCATATCGAGATATAGGTGCTGTGCCTCCGGTTCCAGCAGGACCGTTCGGACGATTTCCGTCGTTTCCGGCAGGTCCAGGCACTCGGCTTTCGTTGCGCGGAATGCGATGCTGTGGATGCGGCGCGTGAGTTCCTTCGCCATGCGCTCTTTCAACACGGGAACGTGCAGTCCGTACCCGGTCATATCGAAATAGCGATTACGGAAAGCATAGAAGCTGTTACCGAACACCGCCGGATTCAGGAATTTGTACGGGCTGAACACGTCGATGGCCTTGTTGGTGATGATCGTGCCCGTCAGCAGCATCCGATACCGTGCCTTCGCGCCGAGCCGGTGCATGCACTTGCTCGCCGCGATATTGTGAGTCTTGATCTTGTGCCCTTCGTCGCACACAATGAGATCTGCGTTCCATGCGGCAAGCTCGTCTTCCAGCCGCCATGCGGATTCGAAGTTGATCACTCCAACGATCAATCCGTTTGTCGATATTTGTCGAAGATTCTCGGATTTTCTCGATCCGGTTCCATTGAGAACAGCAAGCGAATACGGATAGTCCGCGAATTTCTGAAATTCCTCCTGCCAGACACCCAGGATCGACAACGGGGCCACAATGAGCATCCTCTCAATCTTATGATCGAGAAACAGCCGACCTGCGACTGCTATGGTTGTCAGTGTTTTGCCGGTTCCCATTTCCATGAGAAGCGCTATACCGCGACTTGGCGGTGGGTTGCATCCTGTCAGGCCGAACGAGCGACAGGCAAATTCATATGCCCGTTGCTGATGACCATACGGATGCGCTTTAACCGGCATTCGGTTCGTCATGTTTTGTTCCATCAATTCCTCTCCAACATTCTTTTGTTTCAAAAAGAGTCGTAAGCGCGTCAGCCGGTCGTTCTCACCCACAGGCTCTTCGCCTCCCCGCTTCCCGCCGGGCCGTGCTCTGGGACGTTATCCTCGACTGCACGGGAGTATCTTTCAGGTGTTGACTGACGCCCCGATATTCCGTTATCAATGTGCCGTGCTTGGCTTTCCTGTCGGCTAACCTTGCGGGCAGAGCATATAAAAAAAGCGCTTTTTTGACCCGGAAATAAAATTTCCGGTTTTTGGCCAAAAAACGGGCTTTTTGAGCTCATTTTCGGGGTCAAAAGGCCAAAAAATCGCATAAAGTCTGGATTTTTGAACCGGAAATTTTATTTCCGGTTTGAGCTCATATTTTCTTCAAAAATCACCGCTTTTTTGCATGAAATGCCAGTTAACATGTCCAAAAAGCAAAAAACGCCTCTTCTCGAGACGTTTTTAATCATGGAATGGGTATTCTATTCTCTTCGTAAAAAATAGCGGCCGGTTTGATCCGGCCGCCATCTTGAAAGAAAATTTACTCCTCTTTACCGATTGGTTTCAGTCCAAGTATGTTCAGATATTCATTGCACTCAAAAATTGAGTGCTGCGTCATAGACAGCAGAATCATTTGATACGCCACATGATCCGACGTCTGATTGAATTGATACCCCGCTTTCTTTACCAGATCAAATGCAAAGATCGGATGCAGTTTGAGACCTACACACAATGCTACGACACGAGGAAGTGCAACCATCTGATCGTCAATACAATACGTTCGAATTCTACGATCCGTGATCAGGCTCGATTCCGCCAGTTGTTCCTGCGTTACCCCTTTGCGCCGCATGTGTGCTTCCAGCGTCGCACCGAAAGACTGCGGTAAACTCTGCAGAACTCGGCTGACGTCCTGTGTGGTCTTTACAAGTTGTTGAATCTCGGGCGCAGCCTCAGCAAACTGAGGAACCTTGCCTCGGTCGCGAAGCATGCCATCAATCGCCCAGCGCGCTCTTTTCTGCACGTCAAATCCAATGCAACACTCCGCCGGGTGCGCTATTGCGTATGCGGTCAGATGAAGGTTGCCATCTTCCGTCCTGCTGATGTACCGATTGTTGCGCAAGCAAAAACGTTGGTCTACATATGCATATGCGCCGGTTGCCAAGGCATCCCGAAATTTGGAGTTCTGTGCGAATTCCTGCGTCGCATCCGGGTAGTTGATCTCAAATTGCGTCGGAGCGGTATATCCGAGCTCCGCATCCGGATACCCCAGCTCGATGAGCCGGATTCTCGCCAGTGAGCGAGATACTTCATAATGACAGGAGAGTTTTTCAACGATGCGGTCCATGCGGTATTTGGGACTCAGCTTCTCCATGCGCCGGATCCATTGGTCTGTCAGCATACGTGTCGACCACTCCGGCATGAGGATCCGCGGCGCAAGCGCGTTAGCCTGCCATTCCATGCGCTCCTGGGCCGTCCATTCACGGCTTCTACCCAGAGCGGATGATCTGCGACAGGCGATCGATGTCAATTGTGGATCATTCGCCTTCTGTAGCTGATATGCCTGCCGGTGCAACATCCAGTGAACGCACTCGTGTACTATTGTGTTGTTATATATTCGGGAATCGTATCGACTGTCCAATCTGTGGTTGACGAGTATCGTTCCGCGCGCAACATTCAGAATACGGTTCATACCGCCCGGCACATCCTGTACGGCTGTCGTGCTGTCTTCAAAGAAGATCTTCCCGAGCACCTCTCCGTCCGTGTCGATGCAAGCATACTGCACGCTGAGTCCCAGCTTGCGCGCTATCGCCGAAGCCGGAACAGGGATCGCATTTCGGAGCGCGGCCGGATACAATTCTCTCAGTATTTTTGTTGCGGTGGCTTCCAGCTGCGCTTTGGGTAAATCGGGGATCAGGGTATCCGGTATGGCTTTCTCCGCCTCATAGGTTGGCCAATTCGGGCTAATACACCGAATCCAGAGCTGCGAAAAACCATCCCGCATATCTAAATAGCAGTCGACGACGTAAGGGCTTTTACTCTGGCACCCCGACTCTTTGATCGTGCAATCAAAATACACGTTCGCGTAGACGATATCCCTCTCCGTACCGGTTACGATCACATCCGTCAGAACGGCTCTGCTGAGTTCGACATTTCGCAACGCTGTGCGTCTCGCAAGTTCGGCATATAGTTGATCCGAGAACCTTGAGCGAATCCAGGCAGCGAATGAAACACCTCCTACTGCCTCGTTTCTGTTTGTACATGCAGCATTCATCCGATTAACCTGCCCTCATCTCTACAAACCAGCGACCGTCTTCGTCAAACAGGTAGGTATCCCGCGCACCGATGCGTATGGTATAACGGATCCCACACCCACCCGCCTTTAAGCTGGCGGCCCGGCATTTATCCTTCACTTCATCGATATCATATTTCCGGCCGTCCTCCAGCAGAATCCCGAGCGGTTGGATCGAGCCGTCTCTATGGATCTGCGCCAGGATGGAAACGTATTCTTTCTTGATTTCTTGCATATGCTTGTCCTCACATTGCTTTAAAGTACCCGATCGGATGAATGGTATGATCCTCTTTGGGATTAATATGCTTGAGTGTCGGGTCGAATTCCACGACGGCGCGATAGATGGCATAATGCCCGAATCGACGTCGGATATCGTCCACAGCTCGCTCCAGTTGCTCCAGTTTCTCTCGCTCAGCCTCGTCCTCAAACAGTTTGAGCTGTTTGGGCGTCGTTGCCGGAATCAGGTCGCAGCCCCGGATGCCTATGCTGCGCAGCGGATTCTGCCAGCGATAGCTCATGCGCAGCAGTTCCATTGCGGTATCACACAATTCGCTGGCTAGGCATGTCGGCTCATTCAGTTTCATTTGTTTCTGATACCAGAACAACCCATTATCTCGGACGCTGATTTGTACGGTCTTTGCCAGAAATCCATGATCGCGCATTCGTTCCGCGACGCTTTCCGCGAGCATGTAAAACACGATCTTTGCGTCGAGCTCATTCATTAAGTCGCGCGGGGTCGTGGTGCTGTTGCCAATCGACTTAATGATCGTCTCATCTCCAACCGCCATAACCGGTGAGTTATCCAGACCGTTGGCAAACCAATAGAGAATCATCCCCACCTTACCAAACCATGCCTGCAACAACTCAGGATCTGTATTCGCAAGCTGGCCGATGGTTTCAATGCCGTGGTTGTAGAGCTTCCGCGTTGTCGCTCGGCCTACATAAAGCAAATCAGACGCCGGCAGCGGCCAAACATTGTCGCGATAGTTATCCCGTGTCAGAACGCTGACAGCATCTGGTTTTTTCAGGTCGGATCCGAGTTTTGCGAACACCTTGTTGTAGGAAACGCCAACCGAGACGGTGATACCGAGCTCGCGTTTCACCCGTTCCCGGATCTCCTCGGCAATCACCGTTGAGTTGCCAAAGAGGTGCACGCTACCCGAAACGTCCAACCATGCCTCATCCAAGCCGAATGGCTCAACCTGATCAGTGTAGCTGTTATAGATCTGACGAGCCAAGGCGGAGAAGCGGAGATAGCGGTCATAGTGCGGTTTTATGATCACAAGTTGCGGGCATTTCTGCTTTGCCTGCCAGAGCGCTTCGCCGGTGGTCACGCCATATCTCTTCGCGATCTGGTTCTTCGCCAATATAATGCCGTGCCGCGCCTCCGCATCTCCGCCCACCGCGACCGGTTTATCTCTGATCGATGGATCATATAAGCACTCGATGCTGGCATAACAGGCGTTCATATCTACATGTAAAATCGATCTATCCAACGGTTTCTCCTCCTTTCGGTACCGCTAGTATAATCTTTGTTTTTGAGAATGTATAGTCGGAACATTTGTACTAATTTGAGATATTCTTCTTGCGTTCGGTATCCGCCCGTAGTACAATCGACACACAAGGAGGTGCTGCATGACATGTACGAACACTTAGGAAGCCCCCTCGCCGCACTACGAAAAAGCTGTCAGTTATCTCAGGCGGAGGTCGCCGAGCTTTTGACGCAGATGGGCATTCCTGTTACGAACCGGGCAATCAGCCATTGGGAGCAGGAACGGGCTCAACCGTCCTCGACGCAATTCCTCGGCCTGTGTGCTGTCTACCGGGTTCGGGACGTATTATCCGTTTTCGGCGAGTACAAACTCCCCCTGCGTGACTTCGAATTGAACCGCGAAGGTCGTGCAAAGGTGGAAGAGTTCGCCGATATTCTTGTCGCAAGCGGCAGGTTTCGCGTTCAGGACAACGTCATTCCGTTTGTTCAGCGTTCCATGCCGGTATATGATCTACCTGCCTCTGCCGGTACAGGCGTATTTCTCGACAGCAGTGAATATGAGATGGTATCGGTCGGATCCGAAGTGCCGGTCAACGCCAACTTCGGCGTTCGAGTGTCCGGTGATAGCATGGAGCCGTCCTATCAGGATCAGCAGATTGTGTGGGTTCAGCAACAGCCAACACTGATGGATGGAGACATTGGCATCTTCGTCCTCAATGGACAAGCGTACATTAAGCAATGGCAATCCTCGTCGAAGGGCACAAGCCTGGTCTCGTTGAACCCGGCATACTCTCCAATCCCGATTCATGAGTCAGATGAGCTGCGCACGTTTGGGAAAGTATTATCCTGAAAAGGAGCATGGTCGAAATGTTGAAAGAATCCTGCGTGGAACGTCCTGTGCTCACGCAAAAAGAGCGGGAAGTGCTAAGCTTCATCCGCGAATATTGGAAGAAGTATCAATTGTATCCGAGCTTTCGAGAGATTGGGGCTGGGATTGGCCTGCGGTCGGCATCCTCGGTCAATCGGTATATTCGTTCGTTGACGGAAAAAGGAGAGATTCTGCCTCACAAGGGAAAAATGCGCTGCCTTGTGTTAAAGGAGAGGAAAGAATCGTGAAAGGTGAACTTGCGATCATGGATTACAAGATACTGGCAGTCGACTTCGATGGAACGATTAGCCTTGGCGACTGGCCGGAGGTTGGTCCTGCGAATGATCGTCTCATTTCCTATCTGCTTGACCGAAAACGCTATGGGGATAAACTGATTCTGTGGACCTGCCGTGCGGGAGAGGCACTGGATGCGGCAATCAATTTCTGCGCACAGTATGGCCTTCATTTTGATGCAGTGAACGATAACTTACCCGAGATAGTCGAGATATACGGCTCCAACAGTCGAAAAATCACTTGCGATTACTACATTGATGATCGCTCGTTTACGGCGGAGTCATTATATGAGACTGGCAGTAAGGAAACCGCATGA